CAGGGTAACGCCTTTTCTGCAAAGTCCTTTCCATCCCGCATGGCTTTCAAGCGAACCGTTGGGCGACTTGTTTGAAGCGTGGAAGATCCCTGCGACTATCAAGCCGGTTATGTAGTCAACAGCCATAAAGGTTATAAGCGTGACGATAGCGGCATCCCAGCCGCCGAACAGGGAAGCGAAAAGGCTCCCTGCAATGCCGATAAGTGTGTAAAATACGTTTTTCATTTTTCTACGACCTTTCTTTTTTAAGATTCTTTCGGGATTTCGTGCATCTCCGTCTCGGCGTTGTCTCTTTTCTCTGCCTGTTTATCAGAATCGGCTTGCATGAGTTCAAGCAGCAACGCCTGTTTGCGGATGATTTCCGCCTGTTCGGATATCACCGCGCAAAGCTTGTCTATGACTTCAAAATCATTCACTGTCAAGCGTCTCCTTTACCATCTTACGCCATCTTTCGGGCACATCTTCAATCTTGATTTTCTGCATTTTGATTTGCAGAACGTAAAACTTAACCATTAGCCATCACCTCCGCCATTTCTAAGATTGCCGCTTCCAGAGCTTCAATGCGCTCAGTATCTGAGAACCCCGGAGCGGGCTTTCCGGCAAGCTCGTCAAGCTTTTCTTCAAGCTCTTTTAGCTTATCAGGCTTTTTAATGTTCTGTACGCCGTTTTTCTCCATTAGTTTTTTTAGTCTGTCTATCATGCTGTACCTCCATTCGGTAACTTAATCATAAAGGTTGCTTCATTCGGCACGGGTACACGGAAATCATCACCCTGATTGTTCTTGAACTTCAGCACTCCGCCGGGTTCGACTTCTATCGTTTCCTCGAATAATTCGGCTATGGGGGTTTCAACGGGAGTTTCAAGTTCGTAATACAGTATTACCCCTGACATTGCCGCATTAAAATCATTGACATCTGTATATGCACAGTCTTTAATTCTGACAGCGTCTAAATGACTTCCATAGTATAAATTATTTAAAGATATACTTTTATCCGTGCTCGACTGCTCAGAATGGTAGGCCAATGAATATTTACTGCATAAAATATTTTGAACATCGTTGATTTTTGCTACATTAGTAATGCTTCGGGACTGGAATACTGCATGATTGTCTAAGTATGTCCAATTCAACGTTCCCAGATCCACGCTTCCAACCCTCTGAATCGCCACCATCCGTTCAAAGTCAATCTCGTCATGTACTGAGCCAGCGGATTTCATACCGTCAGGGAAGTATTTCTTAACGATGGCAGAAGTATCATAAGGAATAGAGCGATAAGGAATGTACGGTTCAGGCGTTGAGCCTGCGGTAATCATGATGTTGGAAATATGGATGATGTTATTACTAGCATTTCCATAAGAAAAGTATAAATATTCTATAACCTTTTCTGCAAGTGATGTTCCAGTATATGTATTTTTATTATTTGCAGAGTTTGGTACCCATAGAATAGGTTCTAAAGTTCCATCTGTATACTTTGCGGAAATATATAATCCATTACCAGTTGAACTACTAACACTTTCTATTCTAGCATTAACCGAAACAGATACCCTATTGGGAATTGATTTACAATTAAGAGGAAGACCGTTTTTAAAGTTGTCATGAAATACTTCTAACGTCCCTGAATATTCATCCCCATCTTTAGTAATGTCCGAAACACCATCAAAAGCAGCAGGATTAAACAGGTTTCTTCCTCTGCTAACAACCTCTTTGCTGCTGTAGTTCATCAGCGTTGGCTCTGAATATGGGTAGTAGTCGGCCGGGAACATAGCTCTGAATTCTTCAGGAGTTGCCGGTTCGTTGCCTGCGCCAAACATAGCGGTAAGGTCTATAACGAGCGGACTAATATTAAAGTTTATTTCTTCCGTCACAGTCGCCCCAGGCAAAACTTGCGCGTACACTCGAAGCTTTGTCGGGGACTGGATAGACACTATATTTGCAGAACTACTGTGCGCAATCATGCTGCCCTCGACGTTCTCTATTCTAATCCGTACATATGTGCCATCGTTGTTGCTTTGGACTTCACTTGCCAGAAAAACAAAATACTTGTTGTTCTGCACAAGTGATTCTTTAAATTCACCGATAACAAAATACGTTGTGGACAGCGGTCTACCTGTAATTCTAAACTTGTTATCTCCGCTATACGTCATTTTCAAATTATTATATTCATCAGGTTGTGCTTTACTAAAATCAAGCAGTTGATTCCATACCAAAGTCTTCCCACCGACTTTATCCAAAGTAGCATATGGCATAACATCAGCAAGCACAGCCTTTTCATAAGCTTCCTCGGAATCGGTCTTGAACAGATACAAGTTGCCTTCTGCTGCAGCTTTAAGCTTCTCAATCTCTAAGTCCTGAGATTTGTTGATTTGCTTTTGCCTTGTCAGTTCCTGTTGAAGCGAGCCTATTTCAGCCTGAGAGTTTGCTACTACTTTGTTCGCGGCGGCTGTGGCGGCGAGGGTGTCTTGTGTTGCCTTTTTGGTTTCTGATATTGCGGTTCCCGCCGCATTTGCCTGCTGTTCTGCCTTGTTAGCGGCGTCCTCAGCCTTTTTCACTGCCGGCTTAACTTCGTTAAGAGCGTCAACAAGACACTTATATTCGTCAGTGCTTTCTAAAGCATCGTCCGAGTATGCTCTTTTCTCGATACGGATATAAAACAGTTGAGAGCTTAAAAGCGCAGCGTCTTTATACAGCCCAATTTCAGCGCTTGCAATGCCCGCTACTGCAAGCGCCTGCTTGGTAAGCTCAGCTCTTATAGCGCCAGTCTCGGGCAGTATAGCCGCGTCGCTTAGCACGATTTTGCCGTCAGGCTTTGTTATGTGCAGGCGAGCGGTTATCCCGGCTTCAAGAGCGTATTTCTGCCCTTTATTAAGCGGCGCTATCTCGATGTATCGGGTTTCAGCGTCGCCCTGCTTCGCAAACACCGTTACAGGCTCGGTATCTTTGCCAAAATCCAGCGATATGTTTTGAAGTAATTCCATGATTATCCCTCCTGCGCCTCGTTGATGTCGCAGAGCTTAATAATGCCCTCAAGAGCCTTTAAATCCCTGTATGACAGCCGTATGTTTTCATCAGTAAAAATCACAAGCGGCTCTATCGTAGGCTCTACAGTCACGTCTGATAGCACCTGCAAGCGATTATTGAGTGCCTCGCGGTTTTCATCCGGGATGATGTACTTTGTGCCATCCTCCCGCTTACAAAGCTGTTCTATTGCCTTATTTCGCTCACTGTTGTAAAACTCGATTTCTTTATCAAGCCGTTCCATCAACTTTTTGACTTTGTACAAGGTCTTGATAGTCAGGTCTTCGCTTGCGAGCTTTTGGAGCGCAGGAAGCGCGTCAACGATGTTTTTTAACTTCATTTTTTACCGTTCCTTTCGTTTATAACTTAGCCTATAAGTCCATAGGCTTGCAGCGCTGTCATAAGGTTATTTAGCACCGTTGCAACCTGTGAAGTAGTAGCGGTTGACGGATTCATTACTTTGGATATAGTGCGCCGGGTTGTGGGGGTACTGCCGTAAAATCCGACTGTCGAGTTTGTAGCAGTTCCAAGCTGGACGGAGGTTGCTGCCGTCAAGCTCGTTTTCGCTGTCAGGCTGTTAAAATATCCGTAAGCCCATGGATAAGTGTTTGTGCCGCAGTAGGCATTTGTTCTGTTGCTGTAAATGCTGTTATTGTGTATAAATATTCCGTATTCACCGTTGGTGTTGTTATCCGGGTGTATACAAAGCTTAGCGGCATATATGCTCGCAAAGGGATATGTGCCCGTTCCCAAGCTCCAGCGGTAACTGTTTGAGCTGTAATAAGGGCGAACTGTCCTGTTGTTGATGTCAAAATACAAATTGTTGTTACTGGAAGCATACCTTCCGATTTGTAACGATTGCTGAGCTCTGATATAAACGTCGGATACATTCGATGAGCTATTATAATCAGGTCCACCAATGGTAAGTGAAGAATTTCCGTCAGTTGCTATAACAACGACTTTGCTCGTTCCGGATTTGGAGTATACATCAGTCACGCAAATTTTATCAACATCAATTCTATCCGCTGAAATCTTTCCGGTTGTGATATTGTCGCCGCTGATTTCGGTCTTGCCATCTTTGAGATTAGCGAAAGTAACAAGCCCGGTAAACTCGATTTTCGCGCTGCTTATTGTGGTGGAGCCGCTTTTTATGGCAATCGTGGAGCTGGCATTCGTGGTGCTGTTTGTTACCGAAAGGGTTATTCCGTTAACCGCGTCAACGGCTATTTTAGATGCCTGCTCGGCTGTAGTGCCGGTTACTTTAACACTGTTTAAAACGGTCGTGCCGTTGGTGATGGATATTGTCGATTCGGTTTGATCGTTTGTGGTTTTACTCGACACGCTAAGCCGTATTTTATTTACGGTTTGTGTTATATTCGAGGAAAGATCCGCTTCGGCACTTGTCGCCCTGGTGATTTCGGCAGAGATTGATTCAGCGTTCTGAGTGATACGGCTGGAGAGCGTTTCTTCCGCTGCTCCCGCCCGATCCGTTTCCTCTGTAATCTTTGCCGTAAATGTAGAAGTAAGGCTCTCGGCGGTCTGAGTGATTGTGCTTGAAAGCTCTTTTTCCGCTTTCATGGCGCGGTCGGCTTCCTCTGTGACTTTGGCGGTTAAGGTTGTAGTCAAGCTTTCTGCTGTCAGTTCGATTTTTCCCGAAAGGTCAGCTTCGGCACCGGTCGCCCGGGTGATTTCTGCGGAGATTGATTCAGCGGTTTGAGTAATACGGCTTGAAAGATTCTCTTCCGCCGTTTCCGCCCGCTCCGTCTCGGTGGTAATTTTTGCGGTTATTTCGGACGTTATGGATTCGGCTGTCTGAGTAATACGGCTTGACAGTTCTTTTTCCACTTTGTCCGCCCGCTTTGTCTCCTTGTCAATTAATCCAGTCAAAGTCTCGGAAGTTTCGGTAATCTGAGCCTCGACAGTCGAAGTGATACTCTCGGCAGTCTGCTTAATCTCAGACTTAAGAGCGGATTCCGTTGTGGTAATCCTGCTTCCGAGCGCTTCCTCTGCGCCCTTCGCGCGGTCAATCTCTCCGGTTATATCGCTGGACAACGAGCTTTCCGCCTTTTCAGCGCGGGTCTCTTCTGTTGTAATCGTTGATGTCAAAGATTCGGCAGTAAGCTCAATTTTGCTCGAAAGGTCAGCTTCTGCACCGGTCGCCCGGGTGATTTCAGCAGAGATAGATTCAGCAGTTTGAGTAATACGGCTTGATAATTTGCCTTCCTCAGTTGTTGCACGGCTCACCTCGGCGGTAATGGAGCTTTCAGTCAGTTCGATGCGGCTTAAAAGCTCCTTTTCGTTCTCGACAATGTGTAGAACTTCAAGAGTTATTCTTTCGTCGGTTCTTTTTATGTGAGATTCGATGCGGTCAGTAGACTTTTTTATAGTCTTTATTTCTTTTTCGGCTTCGATAATGGTATCTGCAAGGGTTTCCTTAACGTCGCCGAGTGCTATGCTTTCGTATCGCTCACCGAGGACGTCAAAAACCGTCTTTATAACCTCCGCTTTGCTCTCAACTCCAAGACGCAGGAATTTAACGGTTACGATATCACATAGCTTTACACGTTCAAGCGAGGCTATGTTTTTGTATTCCTCGGTCTGCCACAGCTGGACAAAGGAGACGGTCAGATTCACCTTTGGAACGCCGATATCCGTATCTGAAAGATAATCCTCGGCAAGCTCCCGGAGCGCCGCTTCGGTGTAATCTGCTCCATCCTCGAAACGGTCGGAGAAGTCTATAGGATAAGCCTTGATATGTCCCAAGCTTTCCGCGTCCGGAATCGGCAGTATCTTTTCAGGCAGATAAACATATACCGTTTCCGGCTCAGCGTTTTCGTCGTATTCTTCCGGCTCTACCTGATACGCGGCATATGGCAGGATGTGAGTGTAGCAGTCGGAAATATTGTTCTCCTGCTTTAAGTCGGTGAGATTTTTTCCGTACTCAATTGTTACACCCTTATCCTGTCCGCGAGCTTTATGCAGATATACTGAAAAGTTATCAAACTCAAACTCGCCGCCGAAGGTGTCCCGAACAGCGCCGAGAATAGAACGCACCGAGGCAGGAGCTTCGATGGCAAAAGGTCTTTTGTCTGCTATGTCGCTATGAACGGCATAAGGGCAGGGAACTACAGCACCGCTGACAGCTTGCTTCATAGCTGCCTCAGCTGTGGTATTGCTCAGGCTGAAGCCAAGCGCAGGAACTCCGCTCAGGTCATAAGAGATATGCTCTGCGGAGTATGTGACAATGCCGTTCAGAGGCTTGCTGACCTTATAAACCCTGAAGAGCTGAGGCTCCGAGGTCTCATTCGGCTTCGCTTTAATTATCGAGCCGTTCTGAATCAGGCCAAACCATGCTCCGCTGATGGAATATTGCATAGACAGTTCAAAAGAGCCGTTCCGCTCCTCGGTAACAGTCGCCCTAGTGGCATCGGATAAAAAGCCGATGCCATTGTGCGAGAAGTCCCGCTCCGATTTATCATATAATACCGGAATCATAGTGTGCACCACCTCGGAGTAATCTCTACACGCTCCACAGAGCCGGTCCATGAAATGGAGTTGTAACCCGGCACAAGCCGCAGACTTGACATATCCGCACCCGATACGAGGTTGTTTTTTGGCTCTCCGCCTTTGTAGGCGTTCGGAAGCTCAAAGTCGAGCTCTATATGCCCACTGATATCCCGAAGCATAAAGCTGCTGTCGTTTATCGTAAGCGTGATATTTCCGTTTCCGACGACTTTGATATATGGCGCAGAGGGGAACTGCTCAGCGTTGTACAAAGAGCTTGCCTGCGTGAATATGACCGGGGTTTGTCCTGCCACGGAGTACTTAAACGGCTTGCAGTCAAAAGAGATTGAGAGCGAGCCGAGCTGCCTTAGCTCCTGCTCCAAGTCCACTTCCTCCGAGTAGGAAGCAAGGCGAAAATAATCGGGGTCGTAGCTGTCCCAAAGGCGAAAGTAGCCCGCTCCGGATAAAAGCCATCCTCTTATCTGCCTTGCAAGTGATTCGAAAGAATACTCCGTGTTGTTCAACAGTGTCAGCTCATACGGTACCGTTATGTTACTGTACCGCCCATTGTCAATGATAAGGTCGCCGCTCCGTCCCGGAACGCTCACACGTGAAACATCACGAGCCGCACCCTTGAAGGAGCCCTTCTTGACTATTAGCAACCCGAAATCAAGTGAACGGCGATCCTTATATACGAAAAACGGTAATCCCTTCATTATTCAAACATCACTCTTTTCCTCTTGATTTTTTCATAGATAAGCTCGATTATCATATCTACAAAGCTATCTATATCTTTTTCGTCTCTACCATCAAGGTGGTTAATATAAATTGACTTCTCGCCGAATTCAATCTTTATAACCGGCACGCGGTCGGAGTATTCGCCCGAGGTTCGCTGCCTCTCATACTCGCCGTATTCCTTGTTTTCTGAGGCAGTAAGAACGCGCTCGCCCTTATGTAAGAGCGCCGGCATATCGTCATAGGGTACATACTCCATGCCAATGCGGAGACGTTTTAGCTCGGCTATGTTGAAGCCTTTTCCTCCGACAAGAGGAACCCAGTCGGGAATCTGAATTTTGTTAAGTCCGCGAATAAATCCGTTTATGCCGTCTATTACCCAGTTTATAGGCACTTTGAAAGCGTTTGCTATGCCCTCGAATATATTTGAGAATATATTTACAACCGCTTCCCACGCACCTTTCCAGTTGCCTGTGAATACGTTCTTGATAAAGTCGATAATCCCTTGGAAGATACCTTTTACGTTATCAAATACTTTCTTAATACTCTCGAAGGCGTTTTTGAACTGTGTGCTGACTACTTCGGCAACTGCCTTGAAAATCGCCTGCAACGGTGGCATTACCTTTTCAGTCAAGAACTGAATCGCTTCTGTCAGTGGGGGAAGAATCGCTTCTATAATTGACCTCAGAGCGTCCATAAGCGGCTCCAGTATCGGCATAAGTGCTTCTATAAGCGACGTTAAGACCGGCAAAAGAGCCTCCACGATTTGAATTATCGGCGGCAAAAGAAGTTCTAAAAGCTCTACTATAACTGGCAAAATAGACTTAATTATCTCGGTAAGCAGAGGCATTAAGCTCTCTAAAAGCTCAGCTACTATAGGGAGTATTTTATCGACTATCTGCACCAAAAACGGTGTCAGTTGCTGTATAAGCAGTACGATTATCGGTAGGATTGACGTTATTGCCGACTGAAGCAGTGGCAGGAGCGAGGTTATCACACCCAGAAGAGCTGGGAAAAGAGCTTGAGCAAGCTGCATAAGCGGAGGCAGAACAGTATCGAAAACGCTTGTAATAATCGGAATTGCCTGTGCGCACGTACTTTGAATTTGCGGCAGAGCTGATAAAATCATGTCGGCGCCCTTTTGAATCAACGGAATAGCCGCTGTGCCGATCTTATTCATGATTCCGCCGAACGCGGCTTTTACGTTTGCTATGGTGTCTCCAAGCTTAACGCCCGCTTTTACCGAGCTCTCCGACATTACTATTCCAAGGTTGTCCGCTTCTTTTTTGAGCGCCGCTATTCCTTCTGAACCTGCGTTCAGCAAGGGAAGCATTTCAGTGTAGCTTTTTCCAAGCAAATCATTGCCTAAAGCATTGCGCTCTGCTCCGTCCTCCATATCCGCCAAAGCCGCAGTTATTGCGTTAAACTTCTCCTCGGTGGACATCTTGTTAAGCTCGTCAAGTGACAAACCAAGCCTGCTTATGGCTGTTTCAGCTGTTTTTGAGCCATTGTTTGCATCGTCCACCACATCGGACATTTTCTTAATGCCGTTTTTAAAAGAATCAACACTAACTCCGCTCTGGTCAGCAGCGTGCTTCCAACGCTGAAGTTCCTCTCGGTTAATGCCCGTCCTTTCGGAAAGCTTGTCTATGTAGTCGGCTTGTTCGGCAGTGTTTGTAGCGACACTATATGCCGCTGTACCGATAGCAGACGCCCCCGAAACTACAGTAGCACCAAGCGCGAGTGCTCCTTTTCC